ACCGCATTGGAGAGGGGCAAGAAATGAAACTGCTGCTAATCGCGGCATTGCTGCTCGGCGGTTGCACCGCGATTCCACCCGACGCCTTCCAGCCGGTTGGCTTCTCGACTTATGGCCGCACGCCGGACGGCAAGCCGGTGCGGCTGTGGACCGATTACGCCACCGGCACCACGACCGGCACCATCGACGGCCAGTCGGTCGGCCAATTGCACAGTTATTGAAAACGTGAGGGGGAAGACATGAAAGCACTGATCGTCATCACCTGCTGCGTCATCATTGGCGGCGTCGGCTACTACGGAGTGAAAGAATACCGCACTGCGCGGCATACGTCCGAATGCAAGCACCTAGCTTCAGCGGCCCGTGGGTCGGCCTACATGGCCGAGCACAGCATTGACTCGTCCATATGGAACGAAACGCTCAAGGACACAGCGAAGGAAATGGCCGCTTTGGATTGTCGAGACTGAGGGGGAAGACATGAACGATAATGCCGCAATCATCGGAATTCTGTTTGCATTGTATTTTCTGCCTGCGTTCATCGCGTCGAAGCGCAAGCACAAGAACAAAGACCCGATCTTTATCATCAATCTTTTTTTCGGCTGGACCTTGATCGGCTGGGTGGCATGCCTCGCCTGGAGCCTGTCGCATCAGGAGATGAAGAATGCCTAAGACCCGCACGCCGCATCTCAATGCCGAGACGCGCAATGGCATCACCAAATATTACCACCGCATCGGTCAGGGCAAACGCGCCCTGATCGATCGTCCCTACGACACGCCGGCCTTCTGGGACGAGTATCGGCGGCTCGAGGCCGGCGGCGAAAAGCCAGTGCCGCAGAAGGTCGACCGCCAGTCGCTGGCGTGGCTGATCATGGAATACCAGCGCAGCCCGCACTGGCAGAACCTGAAGATCAAGCGGCAGCGCGAGGCGACCTACCGGCGGGTGATCCAGACCGACGGCGACTACCCGTTTGCCGAGGTCACCCGCACCCATATCGAGAAGGGCATGACCAAGCGACTGGAGGAAGGGCGGCCGACGATGGCCAATTCCTTCCTGCAGCACATGAATGCCATCTTCGAATGGGCGGTCGACAACCAGCTGCTGGCCAGGAACCCCTGCTGGAAAATCAGGAAGATAAAAATCCCGAAGAACGACGGCATCCGCATCTGGACCGAGGGTGAGCTGGAAGCTTTTCGGCGCTTTTATCCGGTCGGCACACTGTCGCGGCTGGCCTTTGATATTATGCACTACACCGGGCTGCGCCGCTCCGATGCGATCCGGCTCGGGCCGAAGCATGTGGCACCGGACGGCACCATCGCCATCCGCGCCCAGAAGAACGCGGTGGTCAGCTACAGCGTGATGACGCCGGAACTGATGGCCTCGATCAATGCGGCGTGGAAGGGCGGTGATGTTTTCCTCGTCACCGACCAGTTCAAAAAACCGTTTGCCGATGCGGCCTCGTTCGGCGTCTGGTTCTGGTATCAGTGCCGCAAGGCGGGGCTGGACGGGTTGTCGGCGCACGGCATCCGCAAGGCCACCGCCACCGCCGCCGCCGATGCCGGCGCCACGCCGCACGAACTGATGGGCATGTTCGGCTGGCTGCGGCTGTCGACCGCCGCGCTTTATACCGAGAAGGCCGACCGCAAGAACAACGGCCAGCGCGCCGCAAGACTGGCCGCCGATCGGAATGCGAATGTGGTGCTGTTTCCGGCGAAGCCGCTGAGGAAGGTCTAGACCCCCCTTTACATAGAAACAAACGATAGGCCGTTTTTTTATAAACGCGCTTGTCGTGTGACCAAAATTATGTTTATGGTGGACGATTGGCTGGGCAAAATCCGCCAAATCCAGTCCAGCCAAGTTTTAGTCAAGCGTTCTATGGTTGGGAGGTTTTGAGTTATGGCGAGCATACGCACCAAGGGGAAAACCCTTTCCGCAATTCCTGTCGATGATAACAAGGCGGTCGGCACCGTTTCGCTCAATGAACTTGAGCATTTCGGCATCAAGTCGCCGGCCTTTATGGCTAAGACCAGCGAAAAGCAGCTGGAAAAACAGGATCTGCCGTTCAAAAAACTGCGGCAGATCGTGCAGCGTGTTTGGGATAAGTCCCGCCATACGCGGGCTGATCTCTATAAGGTCTATATCGGCCGTCTCTATGACAGCACCGTGCTTGGCGATACGCCGCCGATCACGCTCTACGTGCCCGAACTGGGCACGCCCGGCGATCAGGTAATCGAGTTCGCCTACAACGCTCCGGTCATCGCAATCGACGGCGAAACCCAGCTTGAGGCACGTTTCCGTCTGCGCGACGAGAACGAAGAAACCGGCGACATGCCGTTCGCCGTCACCATGCATCACGGCATCTCGGAGGATCATGCGATGAAGATCCTCCACGACTACAATCACTACGCCAAACCGATTCCGGAATCGAAACTCGGCACCAAGAATATCGATGGGCCGATGTCGATTGCCATTCACGACGCCATCAAGCAGGCCGGCATGGCGCAATCGGATCTCAATCTGACCGGCTCAATTGCCAACAAGAAGACCATTGCCGCATTCAACCAGGCTATGGCGTTTATCGCCGGATACGCTGCCGGACCCATGGCGCTCAAGCGCACTGCGACCAGCTGGTATAGCGGGCTGAATAGCGCCGGCAATGCAGCCATCAACGGCACCTGCGTGCCGTCGTTGTCCGATCTGTTTGTCACCGCAAGCAAGCGCAAGGAGATCGGTTCGGCACAGCCGATGCTGTGGCAGGTCGCAGGCGTGCTGGCTGGTGAAGGCCACAAGCCGAGCACCGTGAACTGGGATGCCGCCTTGCAGACCTACGTGGCGACCTCGCCGAAACAGGCCGGCAAGTCAAAAGTATCGGACCGCCTGCAGGCGGTCTACGACGCAATGGCCAGCTAACAAGCGAACCGTATTCGATCAACGTCAGGATGGCGGCGCAACTTTTGCCGCTGTCCTGATTTGCCCCGAGGGAGACCCATGAATAGCAGAACCGACATTGAAACCCGGCAGGGACAGATCGGCGTCGACTTTTCCATGCAGACGTTCCAGCGCAGCGGCGATGCCCGCTCCGCGCCGATCAACATCACCAAGGTGCTGGTGGACCGCATCGAGGTGGGCAAGCGCAAGCGCAAGACCGATGACAGCACCGTCGCCGCCTTGCAGGCGGATATCCGCGCCATCGGGCTGCTGCAACCGATCGGACTGCGCCGCCAGAAGGACAGCCCCGATTACGACCTGATCTGGGGCCTGCATCGGTTCCTCGCTTTCAAGCGCGGCTGGGAGAATGCCCAGCGGCTTCTGGCGGAACGCGGTGACCGGGATCAAGAGGCGCTGGACGAGGCAAAGCTCTGGCAGCAGGTGCCGGCCGTCGTCCATGACTGGATGCCCAACGCCGACGCCGAGATGAAGGAGATCAGCGAAAACCTGCACCGTAAGGAGCTGTCGCCCAATGAAGCGAAAATCCAGCGGGCCAGGTATGTGTTGCTTTTGAAAAAGCTGGGCGAAGTGATCCCTGCTGATGAAAAGCGCTCGGATAATGCCAGCAATCAATATTCCGGCAAGAAGAAAGAGGGTGGCGAAAGTGACTTGCGTCACCCTCCCAAAGAAACGGCGACCGAGAAAGCAGCAAAGGATCTCGGTGTTACTTCAACAACAATCAGGAATGACTTCCAGGCCGTTTCCAAGATGGCGAGCGCGGTTGCGCGCGAAACCGATGCACCGCCGGTCAAGGTGACGCCGGAAAGCCCGGCGGAGAAAATCGAGGAGGCGGTCGAACTGGCGAAACTGGCGTCGGACGAAAAGGTGCCGGTCACCAAAACCGAAGCGCACATGACCATTGTACGCGTCGATGTCACCGATCCGAAGCAGCTACTGGCATGGTTCAGGGAACGGCTGGACGACGCCAGGAAGCCGATGACGATCGCTTATCTGCGCGAATTGCATCGTGGCATCAGTCAACTGATCGACGAGGCGACTGGGCGCATTCGCTGACAAGAGATCGCATGGCGGGCGGGAGAACGGCGCATAGCCGCCATGCGAGTGCAGGGATGGATATTTGTCGCCGCGTTGTCCGTCCCTGCACCCCCAATAGCCCGGCTTCGGCCGGGTTCTTTTTTGCCCGCGAACAGGCCGGAAACAGAAGGTGAATTAAACAAATTCAACAAATTTGCTATACGGGATAACTCCGCGGGAATTAAACAGTTTAAGCGGGAATAAATGCCGGAAAAGCCAACAACATCAATGGGGCAAGTTGAACATTCGCTTCTTGCTATTTTCAGTAAGCTGCAACGATATCAACGACTTAATTCCTGCGAAATTTCACGAACATTCAATAATCCGGCATTAAATCCCGCAAGGCGCGGGATTGGGAATCCGCTTTTGTTCTGCTAGGAAAACCGGCGTGGCGGGATCCAGCGAGACCCGCCTCTTTGCCGGCCGGCGAGGGTTGAAGCCCCTTTTCCTCGCCGCCGGTTTTTTTCTGGATTTTCCTGGCCTATGTTGTGAGTGGCATGATTGCGTAGGCCAGTTAGACGATGATGCGAGCGATCGCAGCATTTAGGACGTACTGGTATCGCTGCGGATTAACAACCGCAGAACCTCTCTCGGAGATGGTTCGCTGCTAAGGTCGGCGACCATGGGTTCGAATCCCATCCAGTCATGTCCATTTCCTAGACGGCAATTCCGAGCAGCGGCAGCGCCCGCAGCAGGATCACCAGCACGGCGATCACCAGGATGATGGCGCGGGCGATCTGCTTGAAATTGGCCTCCAGCGGCAGCAGTTCGACGCAGTAGATGATGATCCACGCAACGAGGCCGACCACCAGCACCACGATCAGCAGCGAAATCAGAGCTTCAATCATTGCCGTTTTCCTTTCGATTTTCCTTCCCCATGTCCGCCCTTGCCCTTGCCGGGATTGTCGCTGTCGCTGTGACCTGGGTCATTCCCGTGTCCGCGGTTATGATCGCCCGATCCACCAGGATTTCCGCCGCCACCAGAGCCGCCCCCGCCTCCGCCGCCTCCGCCCGGTGGCGTTCCTCCGCCGCCACCACCACCACCACCGCCACCGCCACCATCATCAGCGCCGCCACCGCCACCGGAACCGGCTCCCGCACCACTACCAGCGCCAGGATTGCCACCACCGCCACTGCCGCGGCCACCAGCAGCGTTGTCGCCGGTTCGAGCACCACTATTGCCCCCAGTGCGTGGCGGCGCTGTACGGCCCTCGCTGCGGCGTTCTGCGGGTCGGCTGCCCCAGTCGAGGTTGCAGGTGTTCGGGTAGTAGCGCTCTAATAGCCGGCACTGCTCTCTGGTAAGCCTTATGGTCTGCATCGAGCAGGTGGCGAGCAGCAGAGTCGGAAATATAAAAACATATCGTCGCAGCCTCACCGCTCACCCCGTTCTCCCTCTCGTCCCCGGATGTCGTCGTATTGCCAGATGACGGCCGGCGGCTCGCCAAGGCCGTGCAACGCATCGATCATCGTTTGCAGGATGACGCACAGCGTCTGCTGCTCCTCGCCGCTCGGCTCGCGGGTCATGACGGCGCCGAGGCTGTACCGGGTCTGGCCTTCGAAGGCGATGCCGGTGGTGACCGCAAAAGAATAATCCGCGCCCCGCTCCCTGGCCTTGACGAGGCGGCAGGCGGTGCTGGTCGGCTCGATCGCATAGCTTGACAGGAAACGATCCAGAAGGGCGGGATCGGACACCAGCCGATAGACCACGTAAGCCGGCACCAGGCCACACAGCAGGAGAAGGATAGCCACGGCATTTTTGGGTGTCAGTCTTTCAAGGAAACCCAGGCTGGCGGTAACGTTGCTCGGCGGCGCTGGTGGCGGTGTTATAGCCATGCCGCGGCGCAGATGGATTCTTGCGTGTTGGCGCTGGCCACCGACACGCTGACATTGCTGCCGGCCGTCGTCGCAGCCAGACTGGCGGCGGTGACGCGAAAGCTGCTGATCTGCAGGTCGTGGTCCTCGGTCAACCCCGACCATGTAAAGGCATTGCTTGAGTTGGCGGAAGCACAGCCGATCACCACGCCGCTGGCCGGGAAGTCGATCAGCACCGCCGGATCGTTGCCGGTGCCGGATGCGGTGTCGGTGGGCGTCGCCGAGGCATAGCTCGCGATTGTATAGACATGCATCGACTGGATCGACACCGCGCCGCTCACGGTGAAGGAAAAGGCGACCGAACCGCCGCTGGTCACCTCGCGATAAAGGATGCCGCAGCCGGTGCCGGTGGCGGCGCTGCCGCCGAACTGCACGGCGATCGTCGCCGCCGAGCCATCGATGCTGCCGCCGGTGATGGTACGGCCGGAGACGGTGCTGCGCACATGCTCGGCGCACATCACCACCAGCCGGGTGCCGGCGGCGGCGCCGATGTCGACATTGCCGCTGGCCACGCCGATGGTGCCGCGATAGGTGAGCGTCGGCCCGGCCGGCGCAGCGGCGGCAAACCGGTACGGATTGAGCAGGAAGCTCATGTGCGGGTTCCGATCAGCGTTGCTGCATAGAATATCGAGCGGGTGGCATCACGTTGCAGCAGCTTGGCAGCGAATACGGCGTGACTGCCACGCATGTTCATCGCCTCGTCAAGTCCTAGTACCTATTAGAGCGATTTTCAGCCCTTTTGCCGTTCCATCCCCAACTTGCAAAATATCAACCCGCATCTCCGCATCATCCGCTAATGACGCATCGCTGATAACAGCGGCGGTGGCGGCGGTGGTCGAGGTCTTCTCTGTATTATCAACTGTCAGTTTGGTGGACAAAATGGTTGTCCCACTTTCCATGATATCGACGGTGAAGGTCGAGCCGGAGGTCTGTGCGGTGGTGAGCGAGGCGCGCACCGCCGTCAGCGTGACGGCATCCGGCATCCGGAACGTGACCTTGGCCGTGCCGGTGGTGAGCGCCGTGGTCTCGTCCGAGCAGGCGACGATCAGTTCGAAGACGCCGCCGGCAGCCGCGGCGTAAAGCTCGGTGAAATTGTCGTTGGCCTTGTCGAAGGCATCACGGATCGGATCGCCGGTGCCATCGTTCGGTGCCGCGCCAATGTCGATTACTTGCTGTGCCATTGTCTCAAGCCTCGTCCGCTGTATGCGCAATCGTGTCGGCGGTGAGCACCGTGGTGTCGGCGGTGAAGTTCTCGACCTGCACATGCACGGCATAGCCCTGCAGCGAGTCCAGCGGGTCGCGTTCGGACGACACCACGATATAGCCCTCGCTCTCGCCGCCGAAGTCAGCCGGATCGACATTCTGCGAGGTGCCGGCAATGCCGCTGTACGTGTGCAGCACGACACCGTCCATGTCGGTCAGCGTCACTGTCGTGGTCTGTCCGGTTTCCGGTGTCACATCGCCGTCCGTCCATGCCTTGACGATCGCTGTCTCGGTCTCCCGGTTGCGCCTGGCCCAAGTGACCGGGATCGGGTCGACGCCGATGCAGTCGACAAGGCCGGCAAAACCATCGTCGCCATTGACCTTGACGTTGGCCGGTCTGAGCGGCAGGTGCGGCCGGCCGGTCATGGTCGCCGAAACGATCGGTGCCGCCTCCGCATCGAGCAGACCGAGCGAGGTGCGGATCAGCGCCTTGTAGTCGACCGTTTCGCCCTCGGCGCGGATGAGAACATCGTCGGCGAACACCATGCCCTCGTCGATGAACCACACCGAAGCCCCGGCCGCCCACGCCCGCGGCACGGTGTCGAGCACGCCACGCCGAAACGTATAGCCGCCCGCGCCAAAGCCGGTAATAAGGCACAGTTCCTGGTCGTCCTCGCCGGTCCCCTCGATCAGCATCAGGCCGCCCTCGACCGGGCCGCTGCCCTGGGTGCGATCGGGAAACGCCAGGATGGTCGAGGTGGCCTCGGCCGCCAGCGCGCCCGGCAGCGTGGCATGGCTGGCGATCGTCTTGGTGCCGATGTCGGCAAAGCCGGTGCTGCCGGCAGCGTCGGTGACCTCGCCGTAAAGCTCGAAACTGTCGGTGTCGCCGCCGTCCTCGGCCGCCAGCACGCCGGCGAACACTTCCGGATAGTCCAGCCCTTCCAGCAGCGCCGCGTCGACCATGTTGATGGTGATGTAATAGGGCAGCGTGAGAACCAGCGAGAAATCGGCCGGCGATGGCGCCTCGGAGCTATCCTCCCAGGCGGTTGCCGGCGGCAGCTCGTAATCGGCCAGCGCCAACGAGAAGACGTCCTCGACCAGCGAGGTGCGGACCATCGAATCGCCGGGCTTGCCGTAGTCGACCGGGCCGACCCGCATGACGATGGAATCAATGCCGTCCTCCGGTGAGTTCAACACGCAGCAGTCGCCGGGCAGCAGATCCCACGCAGTGCGGTTGATCTCCATGTCGCACTTGGCCAGCGGTGTCGATGCCGACCTGAGATCGCGCTGCGCCAGGCGCATGGCGAGATCGCTCCGTCTCACGCCGTAGTAGTTGCGGCCATCCGAGACGATGCCGCCCTGCTGCTCGATGTTGGCGAGATCCTGGGCAACGACCGTCTCGTTCTCCTCGTTCAGCGGCTGCGTCCATGTGACGATGATCTCGTTGATCGTCTCGCCCCACAACTTGCGCGAAAAGTTGGTGACCACCGCGTTGTCCGGCGTGAATACCGGCAGCGCCGGCACCGAATAGTCGTTGCGGATCAGCTTCAGCGTTAGAAGCCCGTTGCGCGGATTGACGAACAAGGTCGCCTCGATGTGGTCGAGCACCTCGGAAATGAAGTCCTCGATCGCCGCCTGCTGGGTCCAGATCATCGACAGGCCGAAACCCTCGTTGTAGAGCGTCACCGCCGCCGCCTCGAAGCCAATGACGTCAATCGCCGAGGTCGGCGCCCCCATCCCCCAGTCGGTGTTGATGAGGCATTCGAAAATGATGTGGGCGGGATTCGCGTCGAACGGTCCCAGCGGCATCAGGAACCATGTCGAGCAGACCAGGTTGTGCTGCGCCATGAAGGCGCTGCCCCAGCGCGCATTGATGCCGCACCAGTCGTAGGGTTCATCCTTGTTGACGTAAGCCGTGCTGTCGACGGTGATCGTCTTGACGGTCGCCAGCGTCGTCACGTTGAGCATGTAGAAGCGCGCCACGCCGATCGAACCGACCGGCATGTCCGGCACGCAGATGACATTGCCGCCGATTTCGCAGCGCTTGCCGAGCATGCCGCCCGGCAGGCCGATGCCGGCGCCGAGGTCGGTGCGCTGGCGCTTGAGAACGGTGAGGTCGGGATTGAAGATCAGCAGGTCGCCATTGGTGCAGCAGATCAGCACCTCGTCGGACGATTGCAGGTAATGCACCCACCGCAGGCTGCGTCCGGCCATGCCCGCCGGCAGCGTTTCGCTCAGTGAAAATGTATCGCCCGCCCAGTCGACGAGGATAAAGCCGGTGGCGCTGGTATCGCCCTTGCAGTAGGCGTAACGGGTGCCCATCGAAATTTCGTCGACCAAGTGGCTGCCGCCGGCAAAGGTCCGCGGCTGCGACCACTCGACCTCCCAGGCGGCGCCCAGCCCCTTGCGCAGCAGAACCCACGGCCCGCCAAGAAGCGCCGGTCCCACATAGGCCAGCGCATAGCCGACGCCGTCGATGACGATGTCGTCCATGGCGAAGCCATAATTGTAGTCGCTGCCGCCGGCAGCAATAATCCATGTATGCAGCGGAATCGTCTGAATGACCGCGAGCGATTCGCTGTAGAGACTGCGCACCGTAAACGATGTCGGGTCGGTTCCGCTCGCATCGCCGCCGGTGCGATGGAACAGTTCACCGTCCTCGGTGATATGGATGAGGCCGCCGGCGTACTGGTTGAACGTGCCGGGATCAAAACTGCGCTCAGTGCCGGCCGGCAGGCTGTAGACATGGATGGTCCCGGCCGCGTCATTGGCATAGACATTCCAGTCCAGATGGGTGTCCCACTGGCCGGCATCGTTGCCGCTGCCGATGGCGCCGAAGTCGAGGCCCGGCCCGTCCATCAGCTCGCTCGATCGATAGATGCGCGCATAGAAGGCCGACAGGCCGATCGGCGTCCGCGCCACCTCGACCCAGACGCCGGGCAAATATGGCGAATTGGCCTGCCAGTAGAAACTGGAGAGACCATGCGCGCCCGGTCCGGAGAAGAACACCGACGAGATGCCGCGATAGGCCGGCATTGTCGCCGCCGTGCGACCGTGCTTCTGCGCCAGGATTTCCGGCATCACCTGATCGTCCTGGCCAGGCAGCCAGGTGACGGAACCCGCCACGCCGCCTTCCTTCTTGAGGCCGCCGAACAGTTCGCCGAGATCCATCAGATAGGTGCCGAGGCCGGTAATGAACCGCGGCCAGGTCGGCATCCATGCCTGTTTTTCATTGATGATGATGTTCGACAAATAGTCGACCGGCCCCCAGCAAACCCCGAAATGAATCGACATGCCGTAGGTGGTGACGTCCTGTTTCGGCTTTTTCTTCTTACCCACGGCGTTCCTTCGCCTTCACGATATCGGCAGCGATGTCATCGCCGGATGCCAGGAATTTTTCAGTCGCAATGCCGTTGCGGATGAAGTCCCTGAAGTCGAGGCCATGGCGGCCAAACCAGTCGCGCGTGCCTGCCACGCAATGCCCGGCGCGCCGCACATCGTCGATGGTGATCATGCGTTGATCTGGAATGTGTTCTTCTGCTTTTCGCCGAACCATAGAACGTTCAGTCCCTTGACGGTGAGCGTGCCGAAGACGACCGGCACCGGCTTGCCGGCCTCGGCCACCGGATTGTCGACGTCCTGCGCCTCCGGCGGCTTCGGCGTTTTCGGCTTCGGCCGCAGCAGGAAGGCAATGACCTGAAACGCAATGGCGACCAGCAGCCAGATGAACCAGCCGCCGGTCTCGTCGCGCCAGAAACGCCGCAGGAGATCGAGCCAGCGTCTCATCAGTAATAGTTATTCCGGTAGCCGATCGGGTTCTTGGTCGGGATCCACGGACAGCCGCCATGGTTGTGGATGTTGTTGAACAGGTTCAGGCAGTCGTCCATCTGATGATTGCAGCCGAGAATCACACTGACCGTGTCGGATGCAGCGAGATCCCGCAGCAGACCGCCGAGCGACAGCGTGTTGCCGCTGATCGACAGGATCTTTCTTTTCTCAAGGCCGCCGTCATCGTTGGTCCACTGCATAATGCCTTCGCGGAATTTCGATGGGTCAAAAGAACCGTTCCAGCCAGCACCGAGTGTCGCCGAGGTGCCGGACACCGACGCCACCGTGGCGGTCACCGTCGAGGCCGCGCGATTGGCCCGGCACTGGTCGCCGTAAAGCACGTGCGGGCAGCCGAGCTGGTAGTGGCGCCGGAGTCCCGGCCGGCGCAGCGAGGAAGAAACCGGCTCGCAGGTGACCACGCATTCGTCGCCCTCGCGACCGACCGACAGCACGCGACCGGACCAGACGACCAGGAATTCCGGCGGATCGGTGTCGGTCAGATGGCCCTGGCGGATGATCAGCGTCACCGGCTCGGTTGGCGGATAGACGCGGAACATCTCCGAGAATTCGATGTCGCGCGGCAGGCGGATGGCGATGGTGGTGCGGTCGAGCGTGCCTGACGACACCACCGCATCGCGCATCACCGGCTCTGGATCGTAAGTGACATCATCCGAGACGATCGCCTGCTCGGCATCGGTGACGGCGAAATAGGTCAGCGGCACCGCATTGTAGATGAACTGGTAGAGCGTCACCGGCATCGCCTTCTGGCGGCTGGTTTCTATGGGTGCGAAAGCCATTTATTCCACCGCCAGGTTCTCGATCATTTGCATGGACAGCTTGATCTCGGCGATATCCTCGCGCGGCCACGACATGGTCATGGCATCGGAAGCAAACCGCCACACCGGCAGCCATGACACGAAATCGATGCCGTCCAGCGGCACCGTCTCGCTCCACGCCGGCGTCACTGTCAGCATCGAGTTGTCGTCCGAGGGATTGATCGCGGTGACGCTGCGGGTGAGCCAGCTGCCGTCCGTCTTCTTCACTCCGATGGCGTTCCAGATATTGCTGCCGGAATAGACGGTATCGGTCTCGCTACCTTCGACGATCAGCGAGGTGCCACCGGAGGAAAAGCCGCCGGTCGCCACTAGGTCCGGCTGCCAGGTTGGCATGTAAAATTCGTGCTGGCGTCCCTTCATGCGGTCGAAGAAGGCGCGGATCTGGTCGGCGTGCTCGAAATCGCAAGCGGTGTACATGGCTTCGAACAGCCGCGTCGACCAGTTGATCGGAAAAAACCGCCGCACCCGGCCGAAGCCGAAGTCGACCGCGGCGGCGGCTTCCTGCACCCGATCGTTGCCGATTTCGGCCCAGCGGTTCGGCGTGACCAAAAAAACCTCGCGGCCAGCCAGCGTGGCGGCGGCGGTACCGGGATCCTCTATCGGCTCCGAGCCGGGATCGACATGGAAGGTGATCGAGGCCTCGACCACATTGTGGGTGCGCGAGGTGAGCGGCGCTGGGATGGAAGGATCGAGATAGCCGGTGAGGGAAGGGGAAAGACGGGTCGGTGCCGGCCAGGCTTCGACGTCGGTTTCCTCGAAACTGACGGTGGTGCCGGTGATGTCGTCCACGGTGCGGAAGGCAGTCCTGAAGCCGCTGTCGAGGATCAGCGTGGCGCCTTCGAAGATCCACGACGGCACCGGATCGATGGTGAGCGCGGAAAAGCCTGGTGGCAGGCCGTCGTCGAATTCGACGAAGCGCACCCGCTCCGGAATGGCCAGCGGCATCCGCTGCGCCGTCACCATGGCGCGGTCAAAGGCGCGGGTGTTGTCGTCGCAGAGAGCGGACAGGTATTCGATGCGTTTGCGCGGCGTCTGTCGCAGCGCCCGCCGCTGCTCCTTGCCGTTGCGCGAGACGAGGATTTCGGTGCGGTATTCGCGCGTGACGTCATAGGTCGCCCGGTTGAAGGACGGCCCGAACGGGAACAGCGTCGCCAAAAAAATCAGCCCTGCATCGCCTGGCGGAAGGCGCCCGGCTGCGCCCGCACCGCATTCAGGATGACGTTGACGCCGTCCGGCCGCGACAAGGCTTCCGACAGGAAGGAGCCGCTGTCGAATGTGTTGACGACTGTGGTGCGGGTGTTGACGGACGGAGCGGCCGACTGCTGCCGTGCCGCCTGCGCGCTGTGCAGCATCTGGCTGAGGTTGGGCAGCACGAAGCCGCCCGACGCATAGCCGGGAGCGCCGCGGTTGATGGCTTCCAGCAGATCGCGGTGCTGCCTGGTGGCCTTGGCGTTGACGACGAATTCTTGGCCGTGAACGATACCGGCTGCTCGGCCGACCGGCTGATCGCCGGTATAGCCGCCAGAGGCAAAGCCGAACATCGGCATGCCACCCATGGGCGCGCCGAACAATGAGCCAAACAAATTCCGGAACGCCATGTTCAATGCGAACGACAGCAGCTGATCTGCAATCCGGCTGATGGCGTTGTAGAAGGCGGTCGCGGCATCAGTACCATTCCTGAGATCCTGGACGATGCCGGTGATCGCCTGGGTCGCCATGCTGGCGAGCATGCCAGCCATTTGCACCCGCAATTGCTCCTGCGCCCTTTTGTGAGTCTCGGCTTCCTGAGTGGCCTTGCGCTGTTCCTCGGCCAGTCGCGTCGTTCGCAGCGCCAGTTCCTCAGCCTTGAGTCCAGTCGCTGCATACTGCTCGGCCAGCTGCCGATTCTTCTCCTTCTGCGCATCGGTGATGCTGCCGTATTGCGCCACGGTGGCGGCATCAAGCTGCTTGGCGACGGTGGCAGCCTCCTGTGCTGCCTTCTCCCGCGCCAGAGCCGCCGTCTTGTCGTCAGTTGATCGCGTCGAATCGCCGCTGATTGCGTTCTCCCTTTCCTGGGCAGCGATCTTCGTGTTGATTGAGGCGACCAGCTCGTCATATGTCTGCTTTTGTTCGCGATTGGCTCCGGCCCGCCGGTTGGCATAGGCCAGCACGTCCTCGCGGGTGGCTCCGCCGCCAAGCACTTCCGGATTGGCTGCCACCGCCCGACCCATGCCGGGAATATCGCGGATGCGGGTGCCGGGTGCCGCCTGCAACACCTTGACGGCACCGCCCGACCCGAGGAAGTGCGCCAGTTGCAATGTCGCTTCTGTGACTTCCTGTCCGGCATTTTTGAGATCGCGCGCATTCTCGGTCGCATAGGCGCGAATCATGCGCCGGTTAGTCTCGACATCGGTGCGCATCGCCAGAATGGCAGCATCCGACATGCCGGCCGCTTCGGCGGCGAAATTGCGCTTGAACACTTCCAGCCAGGTTGATTCGAGGAATTGGCCGGCGCCGACTGCCGTCGATCGCGGATTGGCCGCAGCAGACCGGCCACCGCTTTCGGCCTGGATCACCCGCTCGACAAAACCGTCAATCGCATCCGCTGCACCTTCAAGTGATTTATTGAGCAGATCGACCCGGTTCTGTCCGGTGATGGGGCCGAGATCGAGCGGCCCACCGGCACCGGGAAACTGAAAACCGAGCGTCATGTTCTTGAGGTCGGTTTCCGCCTGGCGGGCTTTTTGCGAAACCGCATCGAGCTGCGTGGTCATCGCCTGCAATTTCTTGACAAGCTCATCAGCTCCCGCAACGCCGCTCGCCATCAGCGCGTCGACGACCGGTTTGATGTCCTCAGCGGTCGCCTTATTCTCCTTTAGCTTCGTATTCAGTTCATCCCATTTGTTGGCGAATTCGGACACTTTCTCCTGCGGCAGTGCCAACGTTATTTTCAACGCGAGGTCGGCAGCTTCCCCTGCCAGATCCTCGACTTGCTTGACCACCGGCTCATAGGCCTTGGCGACTGCAACGGCAGTACCTGCAGCGGCATCATTGAGCTTTGCTATGCGCTCCAGCTCGTCGGCCAGCGCCTTGACGGCCGGCAATTGCTCGCCATAGGCATCGGCGACCCGACGCAGCATGGCGGCCTGTTCCTTGATCGCCTTGCTGGTCTTATCGGCGCCGTCCTCTGAATCGGAGAAATAGCTTGCGGCGACCGAGGCGAGCAGCCCGAAGCCAACGACGGCGAGATTGATCGGATTGACCATACCGGCCATTGCAGCGCCTAGCGTACGGGCGCCTTGGGCTAAACCGCCGCCGCCGAGCTGTTGCGCAATCTGGCCCAATTGCATCTGCAGGGCGCGGATACCCTGGCCGGAAGCGAGGCCGGAAAAGATGTCGTTCAATTGGAATTGCAGGATCCGCGCATCGTTCTGGATCTGCTGCGCGGACTTGCTGAAATTGTCGTTAATGGCAGTGAGGCCACGACCGCCACTGGTCTTGCCAATATTGGATACTGCCTTTTCGGCCGCCTGCGCGGCACGCTCGGTCTGCCGCACGGCAGTCTTCAATGCCGCTTCGTAATCCTTGAGATTGGCGCGTAGCGTTACGACTACGGCTGCGTCGTCAGCGGCCATCTTAGGCTAAGCCTTCTTTGCGGATTGCATCGGTGATCGCCCTGCGCATGCGCCGCTGCGCCGCCTTGCGATTGGCGCGAAAGGACGGCAAGAGGAACGGCTGCGCCGGCATTTTCTGAGTGCCGAATTCCAGCAGCCTCGCCACTTGGTAGCCGTCGTTTTCGGTCGAGCTGTCGCCAGCGGTGATGGCAATGTAAAGCCCGCCGCGCTTGCCTTCCTTGACGCCGTGTTGGCGGATCGAATCGCGCACTTCGCCAGTTTCCACCGGCACCCGCAGCCTGGCGCCAGCGACAATGCGGTCGGCGCTTTCTACCATGGCGATTTCAAGTTGCGCCCGCGCCTGTTTCGGCAACTGGTCGACCAACTTGCGCCTCAACCTATCAACGCCCTGCACCATTCTTCTTTTCCCGCGCCTCCTTCAGCGTCAGCGGCGACTGTCGCGATTGCATCCAGGTCCAGAGTTCCTTGGCTTCCCCATCGGACAGCTTTTTGCGGTCGTCCTTCGAATCGTGCGCTTCCATCCAGTGATCCATTACCGCCACGAATTCCCACACCGTCATTTTCTTGAGGTCGTCAGGCGCAATGCCCATCAGGACGCCGTTGCCGAGGATGCGTCCGAACCGGATCTTTCCGTTTGGGAGATCGTCGACCCGTTCCGCATCTCCCCGGATTTTCCCGGCGGTTCGTCCGGCGCTCCATGCAAGGCCGCCGACAGGATCTTGACCGCCAGGATTCCGAGTCCATCGGTGCCGCCGATATCCTGCGGCCGCTGCTCGACATGGGTGCGCACCAGCCGGTTGGCCGATACGGCATCCATGCCGGCACCGATCAGACCGAGCCGGATGACGCTCGGTATGTCCTCCATCCGCCATTGACTGGCGGCCAGTCGCATCAACACGATGCTCGGCCCGGCCTCGCACTTCTCCTGCAGCTCGATCAGTTCGCCCCAACGCAGGCAGAAGTCATGACTGTCGCCGCCGAAGTCGGCGGTTATCCTGCCAGTCCGGCTCATGGCGTGGCGGTCCAGGTGGCGGTGACGGCGCCGTCAGACTGGGCACTGATGTTAAGCGTCACGTAGCCGCCGGCTTCGGCAGCGAAGGCTTCCGAATCGAGATGGAACTTGCCTTCGATCACCTTGGTGCCGATATCAAAATCAATGGTCACCCGCATCGGTATGCTGTCAGTCGACATGGCGGCCGCGTCCCAGTCCGGGACACTCTCCGCCGCCGCCACGCCCTCGCCGGTGATGGTGGCGGTCTGGCTCTGCACGGTGCGACCGACCCAGACCGGCGCGTCGGGATCGGTACAGTCGGGAATGTTGATTTCCTGCAGGTTCTTGGAAATCGTCACCCCCTTCGACGTGAAGCCGCATGGTGCCGCATAGACCGGCGGCGTGGCGTCATCGCCTAACTCTATAATCATCTTGCCTTGCTTCGCAACCGTCGGTTGAGCCACTGGAGTTCTCCTTTCACATGAAACAGCCGCCCGATTGGACGGCTGCGATTGCACTGTCTGGTTAGCGAATGTCAGATCACCCGCGTTGCACGCCTGCTTCAAACGACAGAATGGCATGTGAGGTTAAGCCGTCCGGGTCGCGGACAAACCGGGTATTGCGGTGTTCGAAGTAGGCCATGCCGTTCGAGGTCAGCGGCATCAGCGCTTCCTTGTCGTGCAACGCGGCGCGCACCGCATCGGCGATTTTCTTCACCTCGGGAAAGCCAACCGCTCGGCTCCAGCAGTCGATCTGCTGGGCGACGATCAACCCGGTGATGCAGTCGGCGTCGTCGAAGACGCTATCAACCGGGCCTATTGACGCGTAGGGGAAGGCTGAGTTGGCGGGGACTGCATCGTAAACACGCCCATTAATGAGAGATGTTACGACTGGATCTGCTTTAAGGCGCTGGATCACAGATCCTTGAATTTCAAGCTCAATGTTGGCCATCTACTGCAGCCACTTCCAGATTTGGTTCGCTTGGATTTTCTTGATGTTAGAGCGACCCACGCCAAATTTCTCTGCGATTTCGCGCTTTGACATCTTGCCGTTCAATGCGCGTATTTGACGGACTTTTTCGGATGTCAGCTTAGCCATACCACTCCGTTCACCACGCGGAGCGGTTCCATGAATCACTGCATCCGCCTGATTTTCTTTCGGCGTTTTCCAGGATAGATGCCGACCGTTCACACAGCCTAGGTGACCTTTCCCACATGAATGAGCCGAGTCATATTCCGGCGACGGCGGTCGGCCGTGCACCATTTCGCAGACGATGCGTTGCACATAACGGTTTTGGCCTTTTATCCAGATCACGCCCCGACCGTGATTTCCGGCAAACGGCCAACAAATGCATGCATCCGAAGTCGAACGAGCGGCATTCTCAATGAAAGCTAGCCTGACGCGCCTCGTCTCTGGGATTCCAATGGGATCCTTATATTTCAGCCAGCGGTTATAGTGATTATGACACCAGCCGCGCGCGCGAGCAGGCTTGCTGCATTCCGAAATCGCGCATAAAGCCTTTTTGCTAACCATCAGAGCCTCCACAACAGGTTCGAATTGGCGAGAGGCCGCAGTGGTGTTAGCGCACCCTGCGGCTTCGTTTAGTATCGCATTTTCAAACGCTTGCAGCATTCACTTTCATATCCCGCCGTCACTTCCAGACGTTCCACTATCTGATCCCACTGAACCATCCGACGTGGCCGCGGAGACAGCGGCCGCTACAGCCTCGGTCTCACCGGATCCGTTCAGCCGTGCCTTGCCGTCGCTTTCCTCGAAATTTGCGAAAATGCCCTTGCGCTTGCGGCCGAACACGATGGTGCCGACCTTCGCCGTCAGCCTGCGAACAGCCTCGCGCCGCTCCTGGCAGGACTTGCAAACCATCAGCCGGTCGCCACGCCGGTATGTTTCTGTGCTATACTCGCGGAATGACTCGCGGACAGATAATCGATCTCACTGGCAAGACGTTCGGACACTTGACGGTTATTCGGCGCGAACCTTCGCACGGTGATACGCGATGGCTTTGCCAGTGCTCTTGTGGCAGTCCGCCACGAATTGTTTACGGCCAGAAACTTCGTGAAGGTCGTTCTAAGACGTGTGGCTGCAAGGGATTGAAGCCGATAGTTCCTGGCGACATTTTTGGGCGATGGACTGTCCTTAGCGGTCTGCGTCATGGCAAGCGGCAGCGCATGTTCTATCGCTGTCGCTGCACTTGCGGTGCCGAAAACGTTGTTTCTTCCGTGCATTTGCGATCTGGCGAGTCTCTGTCCTGTGGATGTTTCGCCCGCGAATTTGCGTCTACGCTCCTTTCGACACACGGCATGAGCAGACACCCGCTTTACGCGATTTGGCACGGCATTCATGATCGTTGTTTCAATCCGAAAAGCCAGGCGTTCCAATACTATGGAGCGCGCGGCATTACTGTTTGCGAACGGTGGCGGGACATCCATCTGTTTGTTGAAGATGTCAGTCCGCGACCTGTTGGCATGTCGCTGGATCGTATCGACAACGATGGTCCCTATGCGCCGGATAATGTGCGTTGGGCAACAGCCACGGAACAACGCAACAACCGCAGAGATTCTAGGTAGCAACACCACCCTCCACAAGCAATGTCATCATCGAGCGGTTCGTCGTGTCGCGGCGGATGTCGCGGATGTTGTAGGCCAAGCCGTTGCGCACATCGCGCATCTGCCAGTCATTGCCGATCAGCGCCGTCTGGCTGTCGATCCGAAGATTGACCTGCATCGGCTGCCGGCCGGCCAGCCGCGCCTGCATCACCGCTTCCGAACCGGGCAATGTCCGATATTCGGCCCGCCGCTGGAACTGCTCCTCCCAGGGTCCAGACACTTCATTGCCCCAGCCGTCATCGATCGTTGATCGACGGTCGAAAGCGACATGCCGGTAAAGCCGCCCGGCCCCGGTCTGGATCAGCTTCTCCATTCTTACGCCAGCGCCGGATCCCGCCAGCGATGCAGCAAAGCGGTCACTTCCGGCGTCAAGTAGCCCATGGCAACGTTCGGGTTGTCATGTTCGCCGCCGGCACGGTCGTCATAGAGCTTCGACAGGATCAGCTCGATCGCCGCTGCCACGTCGTCCGGCACCGTGACGTCGGTCCAGTCGACGATGGACGGATCCTCGGGATCAATCGTGCCGACGGTTTTCTTGATGTAGACAAGCGCGATGGCCGAAGCCTGGGCGATCTTGCGGGTGATGTCGGCATCGTCGTCGGTGTGATCCACTCTGAGGTGGCTCTTAGCGACATCAAGGGTGAGCAGCGCGACCATTGCACGCTCACCTTCTCACCGAGCGGCCTTCCTTGACCGCCAGTGTCCAGTCTTTCGAACCATAGCCCGGCTTCTCGTCAGTGTCGGTATTGCAGTGATACGTCGATCCGCCGAACGTCACCATGTCGCCGCGCTGGTAGCTTTTCTCGGCCCGGTAGATGTCGCGATAGATCGGCACCGGGAAGGTGAAACGGTATTCCTTGACATCATCACCGCGCGTGAACTTCAGCGTGAGGGTTCGCTCGCCGTCGTGCTCGACCGAGAAGTCCGTAAGGTTGAATCCGTCGCGGCCGTCCTTGCCATTCTCGCCGGGAAATCCGCGTGGGCCGGAATCCCCGCGATCTCCAGGCAGGCCGTCCCGTCCGTCGCGGCCGACTTCGCCTCTCTCGCCCCTATCGCCAACGGGGCCGGGATCGCCTTTCTCCCCTTTCTCGCCGCGTTCCGGCTTACGCTCCTCCAGCACCTTCAGCCGATCAGCCAACGCCCGCAGTGGCCGATCGATAGCATCGAGGATGGCGTCGACCATTTTGGAAACGTCAAGCATAAGCCCACCTTTCCGCTGATTTGCGCGCCAGCTCGGCGATAAAGGCGTCGTCGTCCCATGCCTTGGATGGCGGCGGCACCGGTCCCGGTTCGGTTTCGCCAGATGGCGCTGTCGGTGCCGCTGGTGCCGGTTCCGGCTTTGAGAACGGCGAGTCCTGGTCCCGCTCATCGAGTGCAGCCAGGCTGAAATTCTGCTGCTGCAGGTAGGGTGACGCGCCGCCCTTCACCGGCTTCAGGTCGAACTGCTGGCGTGCCTCGTTGGGTGACAGGAAACCGGCCCCGATAGCATCGGCCGCCGCCTTCACCTTGGCCGCCGTATCCATCCGGAGCAGCCCCTGCAAATCGAACTCGGTGCCGTACGGTTTCGGCAACTCCAGTCCCTCATCGAGCGAGACTTCCATGTTCTCGATCAGCGATTGCAGGCAGTTGGAATAGTATTGCTGCTCCAGCTGCTCGACATTGCCAGCCGTCTGCTTGGTATCGATCACCTTGTAGACCGGGACATGGAAGCAGGAGCAGACCGTCTCGGCCGTCCATCTCAACTGCTCGATCAACTGCGCATCGACGGCATTGATCGCCATCGGCTCATATTTCAGATTGTCGGCCAGCACAGCCACGCGGCCGTAATTGGCACCACGGAAATTGGTCTCCCATTTGGTTTTGACAAATTCAGCTGTTGAGTCAGAGACAGCACCGGGTGCCAGCAGAAGGCCGCTCGGCTGCGAGTTGTTGGCAAAGAAATTGGCGGAATTGTCCTGGATCTTCAGCCCCTGCAGCGCCGCAAGGCCGCTAGCGTAGATCGGCGACACGCCGACCAGCGGATGGTAGAGCGGCACCATCAGGTCGTGGATGATCTCGCGCGCCGGCACGGTGATATTCTCACCCTGGCCGATGCCGGCCAGATCGGCGACATCGCCGCGCCGCAGATCGTAATAAACGTCGCCATTCGGCGCCACCAGTGGCGTCACCTTCGTGGGATCGAGCACATACATTGCCACCACGACACCGCGCTGGTCGCGTTCCTTCAGCACATAGGTATTGCCGTGAACCAGTTTGGATGTGACCCACTGTTCGTAAAACTTGATGCGGGTCTGGAAATGGTTGGGCTTTCTCAGCACCGGCGAGAACGCCGGCGATTCGGTTTCTGTCCAGATACCGTTCGAATCCTCCTCGACCAGTTTGACGCGCAGCTTGCCAATGTCGGAAGCGATCAGCGTGACGCAGGCGAAAACGGCGGAATAGGCAAGCACATCGCCGACGCGCAGTTCGTCATTGCGCTGCCAGGCACCCGGATAATGATCGCCGACGATCAGCGGCCACCAGCCGCGGCCGGATCCGATCCCGCCCCAGTTTGAGACCGGCTGCAACGTTTCGCGTGGTGCCGCCCGTGTGATCGACAGTCCGAGAATGTTCATCAGTCGTTGTCTTCCGCCTTCAACTGGCGGGTCTTGTAGGTCTTTTTCGGCTTCTCCTCAGCCGGCTCGCTCACCTCCTCGGCCGGTTCCTTTTTCGCCGCCTTCTTGGGCTTGTCCGGCGCTTTGCCAGCCCGCTTGGTGGCAAGCAGCGTCCTGGCATAGCGGTCGGAGATTTCGAACGTCTCGCCGGCCTTCACCAGCCTGCCGGCGATCTTCATGACCCTGTTGGCGATCAGCTGCACCACCATGGGAAACATCCTTTCGGGAAAAGGCCGGCCGCCACCGGGAACGTAAGCGGCCGGCAGGCGAGGGAGGCTTATGCGACCGCGCCGGTGTAATCGACGCCGGTAAGATAGGCCACGGCCGTGTCCGCGATGCGCCTCCAGGTGATCCACCGCTCGGCCCGGATGCCGACGCAGTTGTTCTGCCAGAGGTTGAATGTCGCGACGCTCGGATCAGCCGGCGCATCGTTCAATTCCAGCGTTGCCTCACGCGAGATCGAGATCGAAACACCGCCATCGTCGGCAACCATGATCTGGTTTGCGTCAATCACCGCCAGGATGCCGGCAGGCACAGCATTGGAGAGAACCACCGGAACGCCAAGCAGGGAACCTGCATCGGCACCGGTCGGATTCAGTCCAGCGAACTCAGCCTGGCCCAGCGGATTTTTCAGCATGCCGAGCTGCATGCCGATCTTCTTCGTCGTGATGAAGACAGGCGTTTCGAAGTCCGCTGCCGCGATCAACAGCGTCTGGATGTCGGCATTGGCATCCTCGGCACTGGTGCCGCCCGAAGGCGTGCCGGTGACGCCGTTCAGGATCGAGCCGGGCCGAACCCCGGCTGACGCCGCGATCGCCGGATCGATGAAATTCTGATCGAGGAATTTGGTAATCACCTTGACCAGATTTGAACGAACCTCGGTCTCGGCGTTCGGTCGCGAAAACCGCACCAGTTCCTCGGACAGCACCACGATCCCGGCGACCTTGTTGACGCCGAGCGTGATCTCTCCGAACTTCATTTCGCCGACCGGCTTGGCCTTCGCCTCGCCGACCCACTTCACCAGGCTATCCTGCACAACGGTGACAAGCCGGGTGTTGAACGGTACGGTTCTGAGACCGGGAATCCGCCCGATGATCGTCGCTGGCCGGATCAGGTCCAGCACTTCGTCAGCCATCGTCCGGTATTCGACCAGCGGCGCTGCCCAGTCAGCATCAGTGGTCGTGCCGACAGTAACCGCTGCCTTCAGCGCAAGTTCGACCTCCGGCGTTGAATCCTTCCACCGCTTGGCGATCTCGGCGGCGTGCATCACATTGCCTTCAGCGGCAGCGAACGCCATCACGTAGCGGGTGAACGCCGTGCCTTTTGGCAATACCTGTTTCAATTGCACCGCTGCACGGGGCCGCTCTTCCACCACTGTCGGTGCGCGGGTGCCAGTCGGAACCTGCTCGACCGCTTTTGCCTGGGTCCGATTGGTGGATTCCAGCGATTTCAGCCGATTGAGGTCAGCGTCGATCGCCTTGATTTCATCCTGCAGGGTGTCGAACTCTTCCTGCTCGGCCTCGTCGCTGGTGCGGCCTTCCTCGATGGTCTTGTTCATGATTTCGTTCTGTCTTGCGGCCTTGGCGGCCCTTGTCGCCTCGAATGCGGCGATCTGGTCAGCGAGCGTTTTCATCGCTCCATTCCTTTCACGGTCGCCCGCAGCGCCGGGCAGGGTTTTGATTGCGCCCGAACCGCCGGGCTGGGAAAGGCGAACGACGTCGCGGCCTGTCGCGGCCCTGTCGATCGACCTGATCTGAGTTATGGTGGCGTCGGCATTGGCCGGCACCGTTACTAGGGACAATTCCAGCACCTCGCTTTTGACGAAGCGCTGTGGTCCCCACGGCGCCTTGGCATCGATCGGCTCGGCCTCGAGGGCGCGAAAACCGATCGAGACACCTCTGATCAGCCCAGCCTTGATTTCGGCCCAAGCGGTGTCGATTCGCTCCTTCAGCGATGGCGGCTCCTCGACCCTGGCCAGCCGGGCTGAGAATTCGATGCCGTCCTTTGTCGCCCTGGAGAATTTCACCCGGCCGACCGGGCGATGACTGTCGTGCTGGTGCAACAATGGCAGATCTGCGGCTGCCGAAACGCCCAGCGGCTCGACGATATCGCCCATGCGGTCCGGCGTCGGCGTCGTCGCAATGCCGCAGATCTCGCGTTTTTCCTGGTCGATCGACTTGACGTCGAGCACCGAATAGGCCCGGTCCATCTATCCGCCTCCTGAAAAAACCACCTGATAGGTCGGCATACGCTTCGGCTCCGGATTGCGGGCCATCAGCATCACCGCGTTGAAGGCCGCCACCAGCGGGTCGATCTTGGCCTTGCCGGCCGTCTGCTTGGTGATCAGCACCGCATTGCCGCGCTGCTCGATCTTGGCGTTGCCGACGCACCACGCCATCAGCGGCTGCGCCGCATGCCAGAGCGTACCGTCCTTCAGTTTGCGCTCGGCGCCCTGGATGGCCGGCTGCAGCCGGTAGCCCTGGCCGATGCCCAGCATCTGGCCTTCGGAAATGCCGCGGCCGGCCAGCTCCTCGACCAGCTGCGCAATCCCCATCGGATCGACGCCGACGCCGCCCTTTTCCGGCAGCAGCCCGGCATCGCGAATCTTCTCCACGATGTCGGCCGCCTCGCGGATGTCCTGGGTATCGTCGCTGCAAATGGTGAGATCGCCAGCGGCGGCGAAATCTCTGAGCTGCCCGGAAATCACCTTGCGGCGTTCCAGTACATCCGGGTGCGCCCAGGCATGGCCCCAAAGAAGCCATTCGCGGGTGGTCCTGTCGCGGCCGATAACGGCAAGCCCGAACAGGTCGTCCAGTCCGCCGCCATCGATCCCCACCACCGCGACATCGGACCTAGCGATCAGCGAATCCAGCGTGATCGATTCGTCGCCGGCGTTCTCCCAGTAGGAAGCGCCGACCCAGGCGTCGCTGTAGAGCGCCAGCCCGATCTCGACGTTGAGGTGCTTCGAGCAATGCACCCGAAGCTCGGCCTCGCCGGCCACTTCCGCCTTGCGGAACTCGTCGGCCAGCCATTCCGAATCCACCGAAACGCCGAGGTTGGGGTTGGTGATGCGGACATTGGCCGGATCGAGGTAGGCGCCGGAAGCCACCATCTCCTCCGGGAATTCGTAGATCACCGGCAGCGACCGCTTGTCCTCTATTCTGCCGTCGCGGACCTGGCGGAAGTAGGAAAGCTTCTGCCGGAACACGCCGGCCGGCGGTTCGTCGGACTGGGTGCTAAGATAGATCACGAACCCTTCCGGCCGCGACACCAGGCCGCCGACCACTTCCCTGAGCATCGAATCGGCGTCGGCCCGCTTGCCGAACAGCCACAGTTCGTCGATCAGCACGCCCGCCGCCTTCTTGCCGGTGACCGTGTCTTTATCCGCCGCCAAGACCTTCAGCGAAGCGCCGGTCACCCGGTGCTGGATGGTGCGGTAGTGGATGTTCGGCTTCAGAAGGTCAGACAGCACCGGGTCGGCGGTCACCATGTCCATCGCCGGCTTGAACGAGTTCTGCGCCACCTCCAGCGTCGGTGCCACGATCAGCAGCTCGGCCGACTTGCGCCAGTTGCGGATGAGCGCAGTGAGCATGATCGCCGCGGCAATGGTGCTCTTCGAATTCTTCTTGCTGACCAGGAGAAAAAACTCCCGGATCAACCGGCGCCCGGTCTCGGCGTCATAGGCGCCGAAGATGGTGGCGGCGAAGTCCAGTACCCATGGCAGCGAGCACTCGCCGATCGGCGGCTCATGCGGCGCATCGACGATCTTCAGCGACCTGAACACGTCCATGGCAGCGGACGCCTGATCGGGAAAGATCGGCTCGCAGGGAATGATTTTGCGCCCGGCGAGAATGCGTTCGCGCCAGTCCGGACAGGCCGTGGTCCAGGTCATTGGACGTGCTGTGATCTCTCAGGAGCAGGCGGAACGGTGAACTGGGTGGCAGCCTCAATTGCTGCCTCCTTGCGCTCGGCTTGCTTGGTAGGTGCCTGGGCCGATGCTGGCCCTTCAATGGTGCGAAGCACATGCATTGCCATGGCGTCACGGCGGCGTGCTGTAACGGTCGAATCGTTGATCACATGCATCGCGTACTCAAGCGCGGTGTTGAAATGCGGCCTTTCCTCGAACTTGCGGGGCCGTCCACCAGGATTGGCAGTTTTTGCTTCAGTCATTGGTCCGGATTTTTTGCGAATGGGCAGCGCGCCGGTCTAGCCGGGAGGGCCGTTTTGGGGCGAAACCCTCCCCCCCGCCATGCGTTCGGCCCGCTCCTCGCGCTGTTTGGCGCTATTGTGACATTCAGCACAAAGCGTTTGGAATGGACCAGACCAGAAGGCCTTGGCATTGCCTCGATGTGGCTTGATGTGATCACAGACCAACTGTGCGCTGGGTGTTACATGGCCGCAGCGCTGGCACCGGAAGCAGTCCCGCACCAACACCGACCAGCGTAGCTGTTGCCAACGGCTGGTCTTGTACCAGCGCCGCCAAGGCTGGGTATCATCCCGATAACGGGACTGCGCAGCCTCATCATTCGGCGCATAGCCGAGGATGGGCGGAAGGGTTGCGAGTTGTGGCTTGAGGTTCTGCATACAGAAAACCCGGCGCGTGGCCGGGTAAGTGGTGGGCTTCACTAACAATTCCCCACCTAGAGTTTCATTGCTTCAATCGGTTACCAATGTCAATGCGCTTTGTGGTAGAAGCCCCAGATCCAGGCTAGTTCATCCAGTGAATTGCGCAGATTGTCAGCCGCAGTCAGTCTGGCCCGTTTCACGGGAAACATCTCGGACAGTGCCCTGCCATAGCCGCACACTGCGACGAGCAGCATGTAATTGCGCAGACCAAGCTGTTCCCTGCAACGCTGCAGTTCTCTTGAGGCGTCAACGACCTCATCGGAAATTGACAGCACAGTGCGTACATCGACATGTTCAAAGGTCTGCTTTCGCCGCAATCCTGAACTTGTTTCCCAGACTCGACGGAAGCGACCGGCTGCAGCTTCTTGATGGGGTTTTAGGAATCCACGCACCGATAGCGATACGATAGCCGATTCTCTGGCGTTGACTGTCACCTTGGTTTTCTTCGGATTGCCCGGTCCTTCCGCATGATCGGCAGTGAATAACGGATTATCGACCTCGACCGTCACCAATTCGACTTTCCGGTTCATCGTCATATCCCCATGATCCATTCGAAGGCGATCCAGGCCAGCACCAGCGTGCAAAAGAACAGCCCCATCAGCAGCCAGAATTCCATGCCGTTCTTCTCGTCGCTCATCCTGGCCTCGCGAGTATCAGTTCACCGTTCAGCGTCACCGAAACCCTTGCACCGGCCGATGCGGTGATCGCCACGTCCACCGTCTCAAACCCCGGCACGATATCCGGCAGCTCCGGTTCTTCCGGCACTTCCGGTTTGGTCACCGGCTCGGAGGGCGGCGGGATCTCCGTCAGTTCGCGCGCCGCCTCGCAGGCCAGCCAGACAATATCGGGACCGATCAGCGCCTTGTTCAGCCCGTCGCCGGCATAGTAGCTCTGGCCACGCTCGACGATGCGATGGGCGCCCTTCATGCGGCTGGGCACCGGAAACGACGCCCATTCCTTGGCCAGGCCGATCATGAACGTGTCGGTCGACGTGCTGGCCGACACCCATGGGCGATATCCACGCCGGATCAGCAGCTCGTAGCCCAGCCGGTCCTGCATGGCGGCGTTGAAGATTTCCTGGCCGGAGAGTTCGCACCTGGCTTTCAGATCGCTCAGGGTTGCCCGCATGAACTGATAGGCGCCACTTGCCGATGAACCAAAGTTCTTGGTGAAACCAAGCTGGTGATGCATCAACTCATCGATGGTCATCGCGGTGATGGGTTTCGTGAGTTTTCCTTGATTGTGGCCATAGATGACCTCATAGGCAGTTCCATCAGCCCGTCCCGTTTCCGTGACCCTGATGAGGCTCATGACCTCATGTGCCGGTGCCGGGATCACGCCGCCCATGACGACCCATCCCAATGCTTGACCGGCTTCTGCACCCATGCCGAGCCGTTCCACACCTTCACTGGCTTCTCAACCCACGCCGAGCCGTTCCAGACGCCGACGCCGGCCATGGCTGCGGTGGCGACGGAAACCGCTCCGACAGCCGCCGTCACGGCCTGGCCGGTGACGGGTACGGTGACAGCCTGCCTGGCGTCGACCGTGACGGCGCCCACCGAAGCCGCGACCTGCTGCCCGGTGACCGGTGCAATAGCGCCACCGATCGCGGTGACAGGACCGGCCGCAACGGCGGCGGATTGGCCAAGCACTGAAGCGGCAGCCTTGCCGGTGGCGGTAACAGCGCCGACTGATGTGACCGCTTCCTGGCCACTGACGGGAACGGAGACATCCACCCTAGCGGTCGTCGAGACGGTGACGCTGCCCACCGAAGTCGTAACGCTTTGCCCGGCGGCCGAAACATTGGCCTTGGCGGCCACGGTGACGCTGCCTGCTGAGGCCGTAACCGCCTGGCCACCGACATCAACCGTAACATTCGCGCCAGCCGAGGGTGTATCGACGGTGACGCTGCCCACGGCTACGGCGACCGACTGGCTGGTGGCCGGCACCTGGATAGTTGAGGTGATTTCCTCGAAGGCGACAAACGCGAGCACGTTGTCGGATGTTGACGCCGTGCTGAGCGTTTCCCCGGTCAGCGTAGCAATCTTGCGACCGCCAATGCCGCCGATGTTCGTCGTGGCAGAACCGCCAGAAGTAAACTGCTGGCCGAACAGCACGGCGCTGCCGCCGGCCATGGTCACGACCATGTTCGCGGCATTCTCATGCGCGCCAGCGCCGACGAAGAGATATTGTTTTGACGGCAGGCCGGAAATTGTCGCCGACGATCCGGCCGCATCGCCCACACCCTGCGCGGTCGCTGCTACTTGTACGCTGTTAGTTGCATCCTTCGAGAAAGGCTGGGCAACCGCGCAACGGGCATAGTTTGTCGTCGTGTTGGTGATTGTGATCGTGTCGCTGGTCGCGAGTCCGGTCGTAAGAACCGAATACCAGATCGAAGCATGAGCGCCGGTCTGCGCGGCGCCCTGGCCATTCCTGTAACCATGCGCGAGCGTGTAGACATTGCCCCTGGAATCGGTAACGCCGGCGATATTGTCGGCGCCGGCGGCATCGGTAGTGCCTGCATTGTCGGACGCGACGACAATGACCATAAGGCGGCCGGCGCTCACCGCGCCCGTCGTCGTAATAACCAGGCTTGTGCTTGCCTTGGAGTTGGCCTGGCCGACAGCCGTCAGAACACCAAATGCCATAGCAGCACCTAATCAGGGCGACCTGCGCCGTGCATCAGGCAATCCGGATAATCGCCTGGGTCGAGTTCGCCGGCGGAAACAGGATTGTAAAATCGCCCGAACTGCTCGACTTGTCGGCCAAAAAATCCAGCACCACCACTGCCGCGTCGGCGATCGGCGTCGTTAACGTATCGTTGTAAATCAGCGCGCCCCTTGCCGTGATGGTCGACGCCGACCAGGTGAGGTCGTCGAAGTCGGTCCATGCCGTGGTCGTGGTCAATGACGGCATCGACGCCGGTATCGTCAGCACCTTGCCGGTCGCCGTATAGGTGCCAGTGGCGCCATGCTCGCCGGACGACGTGTAGGCCGTGGTCGAGGCGTTGAGCGTGGCTGAATTCGTATACAGCGCCAGCTTGAAGGAATTGCCGCCCGAGGTGGAGAAATTCATCCTCCCGGCCAGCAGATCCTGCTTGAAGTTGGAGCAGACATAGTCCCCGGAAAAAGCCATCTTTTGGTCTCCTCACTTCCGATAGGCGCGGTCGGACGCGATCGCCCGCCGAATGCCTTCGAGAACGATCACCAGCATCTGTTCGCGGAACGCCAGCGCCTGGTCGCGGATCGGCTGCGGCGCGTTGTCGCCGATCACGATCAGCCGCGAAACAATCCGCTCGGCGAAATATTCCGGCGAATGGCCGCCATTCGACGAGGTGACGACAGTGACGCTGCCGACGCTGATCGACGGGCCGCTCATGTCGTGTCGATCCAGATGTCGCCGACGCCCGGAGAAGAGGGCGCGGTCGAGGACACCGTGATCAGCGGGATCACCTGCCACGCCAGACTGCCGCGGGCATAAAGCTCGCCATCGTTCGGTGCCTCGCCGATCCCGGTGTCCGGCTTCTGCACGATGATGCCGGTGCGCGCGTTCACCAGCGCCGAGCCGCCTTCGATCCAGGTCACCGTGAAATCCCAGTAAGTGCCCATGTCGGCAATGGCGGTGATGGCGTAGTGCTGCCACTGACTCGCGTCGGCCTTGCGCTGGATGAGGAACTTGTCGCCGACGTTGATCTGCCTGAGCATCAGCGCCGCATCGTTGTTGGTGGCCGTCTGCTCGTGGATGTAGATGTGGGTCGCCAGCGTCTGGTTGGCGTTGTTCATCCTGAAATTGCCGGCAATCGGCGGCGGCGTATAGTTGGATGCGTTGAACGTGTAGTCGAAATAGCCGAACAGCCCGGCCCCGGTCGCCGATTCCACATCCGCCATCGTGGCGTAGTAGCTGCTGTCATGGCCGTCGAACAGATCGGCATTGAGGCCGGAACCGGGGCCGTCCACGGTGAGCAGCTTGGCCAGCACCTGCGCCGCGGTGTCGGGTGAGCCATCGGCACCAGGCGGACCGGGAACGCCGGGATTTCCTGTTGCCCCGGTTGCACCCTTAATGTTAGTTTCGAGGTTCCAGGCCATCAGGAGGAACTCCGATGTCGTGCAGCTTTGAAGGATGCCAGGAAACAGTCAAAAAACAGGGCCTGTGCAGCGCTCACTATCGGCAAAAGGTACGCGGAATCCCGCTGCAGCCATTGCAGCGCTTGAACAGCGTCGAAGCCAAGCTTGCCACCTATAGCAAAACGGTTGGCGATTGCATCATATGGACTGGTGTCAAACAGAGTCGCGGCTACGGCCGCATTACCATCAGCGGCGAGAGATTCCTCGCGCACCGCATCGCCTATGAGCGCAAGCATGGTTACGTTCCGGAGCATCTTGATGTTCACCATAAATGCGGCAACAAGCTCTGCATAAACACCGATCATCTGGAGCTTTTGCCGCACGGCCCGCATATGCGCCTTCATAACCACCGATAGACATCCCCGGTCGTTTCATCGAGATACATGTCGCCCGTCAGCATGCCGGTACCGTCGGTTGGCGGTCCTGCACCGGTAAACCACAGTGAACCACGAACACCAGGCGGTCCCGGCGCGCCACTGCCATCACCTGTGACCACTGTCCAGCTTGCGTTTTGCCGGGCGTATTGCTGGCCGTCGGCAGGTGCTTCGGGAATGCCGCCGCCACCGTCAATCACCACAGTGCCGCCGCCGCCACCCGGCTGCCCGTCATCACCTCTTTCGCCTTTCTCCCCTTTCCTGCCGCGCGGAATCTTGAGGTTGAGCGTCTGATGTGGCGACTCTCCGGTGATGGTCGCATCGGCCTTCTCATTCGGCCCGACCGTCACCACCTTGCCGATCGACAGTTCGTTGGGCGGCCCCGGCTCACCCTTGTCGCCCTTCAAGCCTTGTACGCTGTCGCCCGGATCGCCTTTCTCGCCGTTGACACCAGGCTCCCCGTCACGGCCATCGACACCATCTTTTCCGTCGACGCCATCCCTGCCGGGCAGCCCTTGCTCGCCTTGAGGGCCAGGAACAGGCTCTGGCTGCGGGCCAGCCGGCACGTCGGTCAGCACCGGCTTGCCGCGGACAAGCAGACGCTTGCCGTCAAACACCAGATCCTCGGTGCCGCCCAGCCGGGTCGAACTTTCCCACAGCGCCAGCTGGTCGGCCTCACCGGAGCCGGACACCGCGCGGCGGAAGGGCGCAAGCTCATTCATGCCGGTTCGTCCCCTTCCTCCTCGTCACCGGCGCCATTGTCGTCCTCGCTGGCGGCGGCTGTCTCGATCTCCGAAACCTTGGCGGTGAGCGTCGCCGTCACGTCGGCCACCGACACGCCCGACTCCAGCGCTTCCTGCACCAGCGCCGCCAGCTCGTCGGAGAAATCCGCGATGTCCATCATCTTGCCCTCCGGTTTTAGCAATCGGCGCGAATATACCACATCTAGTCCACCGTTTTCATCGCCAGCACCAGATCAAGCAACTGATCAATATTCGCCTCGATGGCCAGCGCTTTTGCGAACGTTTCCTGGCTGATTTCAATTGTCGTCCAGCGATAGCTGCAACCGTGGCATTTCCGTCGCCGCCTCGTGCCATAGGACGTCGGTCTGCAGTCGACAACGCCAGCCTGGCCGCCGCATTTCGGACACAGCCGCTGGTCAATGGTGAATTCCTTGCCCGGCAATCGGCGCAACGACCCTGCTCCGGCGGGTGGTGGTTGCAGAAACGTCAGCGTGTCGCCCATTGGCTGTTCCTCAGTCGCATGAATTCGCCCGTGAGCCGTAAACCTGCCAGGAACCGTCCTCCAGCCGCTTCAGCGCCGAAAACCACGTCCCGTAGCCGAGCGGGTGGTACTGCGCGGTGATGCGGCCGATCGCATCGTCGACGAACTCACGATCGCCGGTGATCGTGTAGTAGGTCATGGCGCCGGAACTTTTGGCGTCGACAGTGCCATGGGTGCTCATGGCTGTTTCCCAATCCTCGCCACCATGCCGCTCACCTCGGCGTCCTTAAGCCTGGTGTTGGCCAGGAGATCGGTGGTCTCATCCAGCTCGGCATTGAGGTGCTCGATTTCGGCAATCAGCGCCTGCAGCACGTCGAGCGGCATGATCACGGTGGTCTTACGCGCCTTCTGCCGCTGCAGGGCCTTGGCCTGCTCTAGGGCGTTGCTCATAGCTGCCCCTTCAGCATTTCGATGCCGCGCGCAATGACCGTCAGCTTGGCCTTCAGCGCGTCGATATCCTGCGAAACCGTGGTGCGCGGCGGCTGCGGCTCGCCATTGCCGCCAGGGTGCGGCGCGTGCTTCAGCTTCGGTGCATTGGGAAAGTCCCGCTCCAGAGCGGTCTGGATCTCTTTTGCCATTTCGTCCATGTCAGTTCCCTTTCAGTTTTTCGAAGAGGTGTCCCGGTACTGTTTCGGCGGCCAATGCCGCCAGCTTTTCCGCAAGCTCCGGTCCTGGCGGGTCGTGGCCGTTGTTTTTTGGCATGGCCGGCGAACGGCCCTCACAGCCGGGTGAGCCGGCCATTGCCGCACTATCGTCTCCGTCTTGCGCGCGGAGGTAAGGCACTTCCTTAGAAGATTTATCTTTCGGGTTCGGGAACGCGCGCGCGAGTGTACCAGCACCCTTTGTTTTCCCGCGTTTTTTTGGGGTTCCTGTCACACCCAAAGCCGCACCCTTTGCCGCACCCTTTGCCGCAGGGTTCCTGGTCTGGAATTCATGCCGTTTTTCTATCTCCTCGTCGGCCCGGCCATTGCGCAGATAACCATCGGAATCAACCCACAGTTTGCCAAACCAGATCAGCCGCTCGACCGCTTTTGATGCATCGACGGCACGTGGAACGCCGAGCAGATGCCGCAGCGCATAAGGATCGTTCAACACTCGACCGTCCTGGTCGTAGATTGCGCAAAGCAGCCGGATGTAATCGCCCACATTGGCCGCCGACATGTCTTTCGTGCCGTCCAGAAAGTCGGTGGGATAGAAGCGGAAGTGTGGGATTTTCTTGCGCGGCATCAGCTCTTGCCCCGCAGATGAAATAGCTCATGGCAATTACGGCATAGCGCCGTCAGATCGGCTGGATCCTCGAAACCACGCCGCTCGTAAGTCCGGTGATGGACATCGAGGTCGCCGGCGAAATTGCAGACCTGGCAACGATATCCGGCCGCAGCAAGCGCTCCCTTGCGCTTTTCCCGCCATTCCGGCGTCTGTAGATAATCCCGGTAAGGCATGGTCGCGAGATGGTGGTGACGCTGCGCATTCTGCTTCCTGACATAAGCCCAGAATTCATCCTGATGCTGATATGCCCATATCCAGAATTGCTCGACTTGCTCGCGCTCTTCAGCGGTCTTATAGACGCGGCAGTGAGCCATCTCGTCTATCATCCCGCCACCCTCACGGCACCCCACGTTTTTAGGATCTGCACGGCGCCGTCGAACGAATTGGCCCAGTTGGCTTTTCCGCCCGCCGCCTTCACCTGATGCAGGAAATCAAGCTGTTCAGGTGTTGGTTTAAGACCGCCGCGCTTCAGTTCAAGCGCATGCACAATTCCGTCCGGCGGCGCAATCAGAATAAAGTCGCTCACACCCGGTAAGACCAGCATGCGTTTTAGGCGCGCGCCTGTGACCCGATCCCGTCCTTCGCCATTAGGGCAATGAAAAGCGATCCAGCCAGGTTTGAGCGAAACGCGGATAAGATCCGCAACGGCACAGTGCAATTTGAATTCCAGCGGTGGTGGTGGTTTCCGCATGCGGAAGAAAGAGAGCTGGTTCATGGGACATGACTCCAGCGCTGGCCGAGCTTGATTTTGCTGATTGCCTGGAACTTGACATCGAAACGATCGGCAATTGACTTCTGCTTTTCACCCAATGCCAGGCGGCGGCGTATTTCGGCAATGTCGTCAACGCGTAAGCGTGCGTTCTTGAGCTTTCCTTCACGTGCCAGTTTAGCAAGATCCGGTCGGACTGGGTGAAGCCGTCCCTTGGCCACCGCATCCCGCATATTGTCGCTAGACGAGGCTGGTCGCAGATGGGTCGGGTTGATGCAGGACGGCCGATCGCAGCTGTGCATTGCCACCTGACCGGCACGAAGACCGCGGAACTGCTCGCATACGTATCGATGGACATACAGGTTCTTCAGCCCGCCCACGCTGAACTTGCCATAGCCCTTGGCATTCTTTGCGCCTTGCCAGATCCAGCAATCGCCATCCTGGACGGTGCGGCTTAACAGATGCTCCAATACCTTTGCCGGCGGCAGCTTGCGTGGTTTTCTTGTGGTGAACAGGTGGAGCTGGTGGTTCATGCCGTGGCCACCTCGGCAAACAGCGGCAGGTCATTGACAATGCGCGATTGCGCCATCGCGGCATAGGTTGGATTCAGCTCGATCAGGATGGCGTTGCGGCCGAGTCGGTCGGCGACCAGCCCGGTGGTGCCGCTGCCGCCGAACGGATCGAGCACGATGCCGCCTTTCGGACAGCCGGCCAGGATGCACGGCTCGACCAATGCCGGCGGAAAGGTAGCGAAGTGCGCGTCGGCAAACGGGAAAGACGGGATTGTCCAAACGTTGCGGCGGTTGCGGGTTTCGCGCGGCCCGATCAGATGCAGATTGTCATGCGTGCTTCGCGGGAATATTCCGTCGCCGATACCTTTGAGCGGTCGGACGTTATTCGGCCCGTCCGGATAATTGGCTTCCTCCGCAATCGCCTCGGCGTCGTAGAAGTAGCGTTCGCTCTTGGCCAGCAGCCAGATCTTCTCATGGCTGGATGTCGGCCGGTCGCGCACCGATTCCGGCATCGGGTTCGGCTTATGCCAGATGATCTCCGAGCGCACCCACCAGCCCGCATCTTGAAGCGCAATGGCCAGCCGGTTCGGCACCATGCACAGGTCTTTGGGTTTGAGCACGCCGCCGATGGTGCCGAACGGCTTGTCGCGAAAGGTGCGGTCGTCGTCGCCCTTCAGTTTGGTGTCATGCGCTGAGCGACCATTGATCTGCGCAGCGTAGCTGTCGCCGTAATTAATCCAAGCTGTGCCGGTCTTTTTCAGCAACCGTTTGGCCGCTTCGAAGACGTCCACCATGACGGCGATATGCTCGCCCAGTGTCGGCTCGAGGCCAAGCTGTCCCGGCACGCCATAATCGCGCAGCCCCCAATACGGCGGCGAGGTGACGATGCAGTCGACGCTCTCGGCCGGCATGGCGCGCATGACGTCGCGGCAGTCGCCGGTCAAGACGCGCACGCTCATGCCGACCCTCCTGGTTGCTCAGGACGCGGCGGAAAATGATCCTTGGCGTAGCGGTGTTTCCAGTATTCAAGTTCCTTGCGCAGCCGTTCGATCTCGTCGGCGGCAGCGGCGGCATACGGATAGCCTAGCCCTGCGTGTAGCTGCCGCAGTATCTCCACGATGTCGCTCACCCGCTGCCTCCCGCCCGCGATTTGGCCCGGTGATAGTCGCAGTAGGAATTGCCGAATTCTGTCGATGCCCCACAAAAGAGATATCCCCCGACGACTGCCGCCTCAGACTCAGGCCAGCGGCATTGATTGGCGCCGAGGTTCATGATCGGCACCAGAAGCATATGCGGCTTGGCCGCCGGTTTGGCCTTCTCCGCCCACGCCTTTTTCCGCCCCTCGCGCTCTTCCCAGGCGCCCCAGTCGGCGGTGACCTTTTTGGCCGACGGCGGATCCTGGATTTCAGGTGGTGCCACGATGGGTTTCCGTGCCGGCTTGTATTTCTTGCGCCGCGGCCGCTCGGCCGCGCACTTGTCTGTCCACAGCTTGTTCAACTGCTCGTCGCGGTGCAGGCGGCCCAGCACGGCGTTCTTCGACAGCCCGAAGACGACCGAAATGGCGCGCGCATTGCAGCCGGCCGACACCAGCTGCGCGACAAGGTCAGGGTTCCATTGCGGCGTCTGCTGCATTCAACCCCTCCATGACGGCCGCCGGGCAGACCGGGGAACGGCACACCCGGCGGCGCCTTTCCGCTCGACCAGCGTTCGGGCCGGCTGCTGCGGAAACTGTGGGCGGCGAATTTGCCGCACTTGCACAAATTGTACCTCTCCGGTAAAATTACCGGCACAACAACAACGGGGCGGTTACTCTCTTGGTGCAGGCACTTCCACGTGCTCAACGAACGGCCGCGCGACA